GCTGTGAACTATCTAGTTGAACACTTCCCTGTTATGAAGATTGAGGAATGGAAGGTCATAATGACGAGGCTCAAAGCAGGTCACTATGGGAAGATGTTTGAACGATTGAAGTTGCCTGAGTTGGTAGAGATATTCCAACAATACGAAGGGGATAGAGCCGAAATGATGGAGCGAAATATCAAGCGAGATAAGAACCTACCCCCTCCCCCCTTATCAGAAGAGCAAAGAGGATTAATGAAGAGACTCCTAGCAGACTTGAAACTCCCTGAAGAGGACACAGACGAGCGTGGACGATGGGACTACATACAACACCCAAACACAACAGAGTGACTTTCAAAGTGAGTAAAATAGAGAACAGTCAATGTAAGGAGTGGCTATTATACAAACACTATGCTAAACGATTATGCTCTATCTCTTTTGCTTATGGCTTATTTGATGGTGACAAATTAGTAGGTATTTGTACGATAGGGAAACCTGCATCTAATGCTCTATGTGTTGGAATATGTGGAGAGCAGAATTCAGCGAATGTATATGAATTGAACCGGCTTTGTGTAAATGATGGACTTCCAGAAAACTCTCTTTCTTATTTTGTCAGTCAATGTCTCAAGATGTTACCTCCTTTAATTATTGTTAGTTATGCTGACACTTCTCAAAACCATAACGGATACATCTATCAGGCAACGAATTGGATTTATACAGGAGCAACAAAAGAGAGGACAGACATAGGAAGCGAAGATGGAACTCACAGCAGACATTATGACAAAAACATAGATAAGAAAGAGTTCAGAAAATTCAGGAGCAGTAAGCATAGGTACGTCTACTTTGTAGGAAGTAAAACACAGCGTAAAAGATGGTGGTCAGAACTTAACTACAAAGAACATCCTTATCCAAAGGGTGAGAATAAGAGATATGATTCCTCCTACAAAATTACCCCCCAAATAAGATTATTCTAATGGACAGAAGACAAGAACAAAGAGAGAATCTAATGATTCAGATAGAAGAGAATGATTGCATAATAGCAGAAGGATACAACCACGCAATAATAGGAGTAACAGCAGGAGCAAATATGCAGGTAGTATATAGCACAGCCTTAATAATTCACAAGCTACTTATGGAAGGGATGACTGAGGAGGATGCACTTGACCACTTCTATTATAACATCATTAATGGATGTCCCTCATCTGTTGATAACGCACCTGTGTTTCTATTTGATTTGTAACGTATATTGTGAGCATGGCATCAGCTAGACAAAAACTAGTCAAAGATCTGGATAAGATATTCTCTTTATTTATAAGGATGAGAGCGTCTGACGAGAACGGCTATGCCACCTGTTTCACTTGTGGACAGCGAAAAAAATGGAAGGAAGGGGACGCAGGGCATTTCATCAGTCGGGGAGCGTACTCAACGCGATGGAATGAGTTTAATGTCCAATTCCAAGATAAAAAATGCAACATCTTTCAGAATGGTCAGCAGTATCTCTTCTCTGTAGCGTTGAATCGTCTATACGGGGAGGGGACTGCTGATTCTCTGTTGAGGAAATCTAAGGACTTAAAGAAGTATTGCATAGATGACCTGAGAGATATGATTCAAAAATACAAGGACAAAGTTGAAAGACTCAAAAGAGATAAGGGACTGGAATAGGTGGGTAGAATCTCACTACTCTGAACTAGTGAACTCTGCGAAGAGGATGCATTCTGACCCTTATGATTTAGTACACCATACCTATTTAAGAATCTTGCGTCTAGATGGTGTGAACTTAAACAAAGTAATGGAGAACCCAATCGGATATTTTAATAGGTCAATGTGGATGGAAGCAACTAGAGGGAAATTTATGAAAGAGTACGAAATCAAAGACGCCCCCCTCCCGAAACTAGTGGCAAACTATGACCTCTCAAAAGCATTCCTATTAGAGAATTTTTACCTAGCTACAGAGAGACTATCATGGTTCGATATGACTGTCTTAAATTTGTATTGTGATGGTTATAATATGGCTCAGATAGCTGAGGAATCAGGAATCAAAAAGACCACATTTTACACCTCTCTACATAGGTCAAAAACAAGACTTAAAGAGTATTTTAGTTCATCTATAACAAAAAAACATTGATGCTCTGTAATACCAATAATATAAGGAATTTCAATCTTCTCAAAGTTTTGATACTAGGACACCTCACTCCAGGGCAAATGCCTCTACACCCCCTTAAAACGCCTTAGACGATGTTTGTAATATCAGCACAGAAGAGAGCAAATAGGATGCAAATCTGCAAGGATTGTGACCATTATTTGACGTTGACAAAGTCATGTGGAACGCTCGGAATTGGGACAGAAGTAGAGGACGAAAATGGGGACAAAGTAAAACTGTGTGGATGCATTATGCCGATTAAGACTAACCTCAGAATCTCATCCTGCCCCCTAAATAAATGGAGCAGATACATAAGCGAAGATGACCTTGAAAACATCAAACTTCTCCTGAAGGACTTAGATGGCAAAGACAGAATAGAAGGGAATCAGAATCTCCAGCTCACAGAATTGTGGAATAAAGCATCAGGAGGAAATAAGAAGGTAAGCAGTTGCAACTCCTGCGTAAGACAAACAATTCAAGAACTAAAAAACTTTATTAAAGATGCTTGAACTACATCAAGGCGATTGTTTAGAGGTTATGAAAGGAATACCTGACGGCTCAATAGATGCTATTATAACCGACCCACCTTATACAAGTCCAACAGTTCACGCCTTTGGAAGAAAGATAGTTAATAGGTTATCTGATTTATCAATACAAGAATTTTACTTTGCTGAAATAAAAAAAGAATGGGAACGTATTTTAAAGCCAAATGCTCCAGTTCTTATATTTTGTGATGATATTTACAGTGCTGTTTTAATGGGATTGTTTTATGAGTGGAAGCAAAAAAACCTTCTTGTATGGGATAAGGGAAGAATAGGAATGGGAAACCCATTTAGAAAACAACACGAACTTATTTTTTATGCAAATAGAGATAGTCTTAAACTTAACAAACAAGAATTAACCCATATACCTACCATAATAAAAGCACCAATAAAAAAAGAGTTTCATGGTGCTGAAAAACCGACTGAATTAATAGAGAAATTAATTAACGGATTAACTTTTGAAAACGCAAAAATACTCGACCCTTTTATGGGAAGTGCAAGTACAATGGTAGCGTGTCAGAACTTAAACCGTAACGGCATAGGAATAGAAATGGATGAAGCATATTTTAAGATAGCAAAACAAAGAATCAAAAACAACCCCCCAAAACTTTAAAGATGAATGATAGTATATATTTAATGGTAGGTAAATTTGCCTATGCAGATACCGACTATGAGGGGACAGTTGCCCTTGACCAATGTCGAAGAGGAGTCCAAAGGCTCGGAGTAGAATGGGACGAGATACAAAGCACTTGCAGGAAGCGAAGGATAGTAGACGCTCGGAGGCTATGCTGTAGCCATCTAAGAACGAAGGGATGGACATTTGACAGGATAGCAGAAGCCGTAGGATACTCAAATCATGCGACAGCTATGCATCATGTAAATCTAGCAGAGGAGTTGATAGACTATGATTCGGACTTCAGAAACAAACACCTTAAATTCCTACAAGCATGACACCGAGACGAGCAAAGAGGTATATTAATACCTCAAACGATTGGATACTATTCGCAACGGACAACAAAGGAGACGAGCATAACTTCAGGGTTATAATGAGCCGTAATGAGGCATGGGAGATACTTTTGAATCTAGCTATCCAAGACTACCCCATAAGAGAAACACTAAGGAACATACTAGAAACAGCAGACGAGCACATAAGAGACAACAGACAAGACCACGAAGAGGAATAGACTCTCCAGATCAGTCACTAAATTAAAAGGATATGAGTATACAATCAGACAAAACAAACACTAAAAAAGAGGCTATGTTAAAAGCCTTAGAGAAGACACTAGGGATAGTAACGACAGCGTGTACATCTGCGAAGGTCTCAAGGAGTCAGCACTACCATTGGCTAAACCATGACCCTGAGTATAAGCAGAATGTCAGAGACCTAGAGAACATCGCTCTAGACTTCGCTGAGAGCCATCTGCACGACCTCATCAAAGAAGGCAGTCCTGCTGCTACTATCTTCTTCCTGAAGACCAAAGGGAAGCGCAGAGGATACATTGAGACCACAGCTATCGAAGTGACAGAGAAGAAACCTCTGACTTGGATGGACGAGGTCATCATACGCAAGGAGATAGCAGAGAGTAAGTGAAGCAACCTGCTACATATTACCACGCTCAGAAGTCTACAAAGAAGATTCAGGTACATCAGGGAGGGTCACGTAGTGGGAAGACTATGTCACTCCTTACGCACATCATAGAGACCTGTTACTACAACGAAGGGAGTGGGTCAGTTATTACGATATGTCGGAAGACGTTTCCAGCTCTGAGAGCCTCCGTTATGAGGGACTTCTTTGAGATACTAGAAAGGGAGGAACTATACAACCCTGCCTATCACAATAAGTCTGAAAGTACTTACAGGCTATATGGCAATCTAATCGAATTCATCAGCGTAGACCAAAGCGCAAAAATGAGAGGAAGGAAGAGGGAGATGCTCTACATCTGTGAGGCGAATCAGCTAGACCTAGACGACTGGAGACAGCTCATTCTAAGAACCACAGGACGCATCCTAATCTGTTTTAACCCCTCAGACGAATTCCATTGGCTCTATGACGATGTCATCCCACGAGATGACTGTGACTTCTTTCAGACCACATACAAAGACAACCCCTTCCTAGAGCAATCTGTCATAGATGAGATAGAACGCTTTAAGGACGTAGATGAACACTTTTGGAAGGTGTACGGCTTAGGGGAGAGGGGAGTGAATAAGAGCGCAGTTCTGACCCATTGGAAGCAAGTCAAACAGATACCCCCTGAATACAAGTTCATGAATATAGGCTTAGACTTCGGATACACGAATGACCCAAGTTGTATTGTGAAAGTATACACCGATGGATTCGGATTCTGCCTCGATGAGATATGCTACTCTACAGGACTCACGAATGAGATGTTAGCTAAGATATTGATAGACTCAGGGGTGACAAGTACAGACACCATAATAGCAGACTGTGCAGAGCCGAAGTCAATCGACTACCTTCACGCTTATGGAGGAGGTCTGAATATACACGCCTGTAGAAAGGGAGCAGACAGCATTAGATCTGGATTGGACTTTCTAAAATCTAGACCCCTAATGATAACAGAACGATCGATTAACGGCATCAAAGAACTCAGGAACTACAAGTATAAAGAAGACCGCAACGGACGTATCCTAAACGCTCCAGTCGATTTGTTCAATCATTTTGTGGACGCATCTAGGTACGCAATTACATTCAATCAAACCAATCCCAACTTTGGAAGCTATACCTTCGGGTAAGCATTTGACACAATAATCGTTATAAAGATATGACCTTCAAAGTCCCCCTAAAATACGCAGACCTGACACTCGGTCAACTGATGACCCTCCAAACGGAGGAGGACAGATTCAAGAGAGTAGCGTCCTGTGCAGATGTAACCATAGAGGAACTCAGAGACGCCCCTTTGGGAGAAGTGACAGAAGCAGATGAACACCTCAAGAGAATAGCAGAGGAAGAGTCAGGGAGGCATCTGAAAGTCATCGAACTCAACGGACAGCAATACGGATTTATACCAAATTGGCAGGAGTTCAGTCTAGGGGAGTGGATAG